CAGAAATTATTAAACATTTTATTAAAGTTCCTCGGGAAGAACGTATAGATACTGATTGGATTTTAGTGTTAACAAAAAGGGGTTGAAGTTAGTGAACAGTATTATCTTCCATTAAAGCGGCTAACCTTTCCCCGAATTTAGCCTTGTCGAAGTATCTTGCCATTAATAATACCCCCCTCGTTTATGTTGTTATTATAATTCTAAACGTATACTAATGCAATAATGTTTTTAAAAATAACGATATTTTTGTTGCAAAATGTATTGACATAAATCGCCATAGAGATATAATATATTTAAAAAGTTGCAAAACGCATTAACAAGACAGGGGTGAAAAAGCATGGCAGCTAAGAAAAGAAAGTATCCAGAGCTTAGAGCCCTTAAAGGCCGGATACGTGAGAAAGGAACGTCATATAGGAAAATAGCTAGTAAATTAGGCATGGCGGTAAATACTTTTTCCTGCAAGATTAATGGATATTATCCGATTAACGGAGATGAAATGGAAAAAATAGCTACAATACTTGATATCCCGCCTGCTGAGATCGCTAGTTTTTTTATGCCCGAATACTGCAAAACGCAACACAGAACTGCACAGTGGTAGCGGGTTAACCGATTAACCAACAAAGAAGGGAGGTGATACCTTGCGATGGGGAACCGGCAAGGCCCCCAACTGGCCAGCCCTGGTCATCCTGCTGGTGGCCTGGGCAGCGGCACTAATATTTGGATGTGAAGGGTGGTGAAAAAGAAATGGCAGATAAGCTGATTTTAACCAAGGAGAGGGCTACCCAAGGCACAAAGCCCGCCCTCGTGGAGACCGAAACCCACGCTAAGTTAAAACACCTGAGCCTCGAGACCGGCATATCTATGGTCAAGCTTATTACCAAGTGCGTGGACTTTGCGCTCGAAAATATGGAGATCCAGGAGGTGAATCAAAATGCGTAATATCATCCGGGCAATCCGGTCCTGGTGGGCCTGGCGCAAGGCCACACCGAGGGAGCGGCAGTGGGCACGGTATTTTGCTGGTGAACAAACGATTAGATAGGGTGAGGTGACATGCCACGCAAGGTAAGACGTAATATTTCGGTCCGAATCGGTGAACACGCCGAGAAACGCTGGCTGGAGAGGGCAGGACGGCCGGCCGGAAAGCTGACCAGACTACTCCGGGCAAGGCTTATAGAACAAACCCGCTTGGGTCTAACTGTTACGCATGGGAGGGCCTTAGTGACGCTCAACGCTGATGACCTGGGCTTGCCACAGGATATAATAGCCTGCCTTGAACTGCCGGATGTCCGGGGAGTGTGGCAGGTAGTGACGTTCTTTACCCCGACATGGGGGCAAAAATAAAGCCGCTTTGCGAGAGCGGCTAAAATCAAACCTCAATGTAATTTTAACACACTATTGAAAGATGGGAAAGATATGTCCGAAAGAATTGACTACATCAAGATTGACAGTATCGAGCCAAACCCTGATAACCCCAGGAAAAACTTTGACCAGGAAGCGCTGGAGCAATTAAGTCAGAGCATACGGGAAAATGTTAAATACCCGCGTTACCTTGACGAAAAGGGACGCGAACTCTTTGTCAGCAAAGGGCTTGGGGACGAGTTCGGCATCTTCTGGAAGTCACCGACCGGAGGCCTACACCGGGTTAAATCGCCGGCAATGCCGATGGTGACCACGGCAAAAGAAGCTCAGGCCCACCTGGACAACTACGCTAAAGCCAAAGGCCTGAAACCGGTCACAAACACAAACTGAAACGGAGGTAACCATGAATATAAAAATCAACAAGCTTGAAATTGAGAATGTCAAGCGGGTCAAGGCTGTTAAGGTTGAACCGACACCCAGCGGGCTGACCGTCATCGGAGGTAAGAACAATCAAGGTAAAACCTCTGTTCTTGATGCAATTTGCTGGGCCTTAGGCGGTGAAAAATACCGGCCTTCAACGCCCCAGCGGGACGGATCCGTTATCCCACCGTACCTGCGCGTTGTTTTGAATAACGGCCTGGTGGTGGAACGTAAAGGAAAAAACAGTGATCTAAAAGTTATTGATCCCACCGGCAAAAAAGGCGGTCAGCAGCTACTCAATGAATTCGTTGAGCAGTTAGCTCTCGACTTGCCAAAATTTATGCAGGCCAGCAGCAAGGAGAAGGCTCAAACATTGTTGCAGATCATTGGCGTTGGAGACAAGCTGCACGAATTGGAAAAGCAGGAGCAGGAACTCTACAACCGCCGGCATGCTATCGGGCAGATCGCTGACCAGAAAAAGAAATTTGCCGCCGAAATGCCTTACTATCCTGATGTACCCAAAGAACATATATCCGCATCCGACCTCATCAAACAGCAGCAGGAGATCCTTGCACGCAATGGTGAGAACCAGCGCAAGCGCGAGAACCTGCGAACCCTCGAAATCAACTACAACGAAGTGCAGGAGCAGATCGCACGGCTGGAAGAACAACTCAGGGATCTGAGAGAAAAACGTGACCAGTTGGATGCTGATCTTGCCGTTGCACGAAAGACAGTTGAACAACTCCAAGATGAATCCACTGAAGAATTAGAACGCAATATCCAAAATATTGAAGAAATTAACCGCAAAGTCCGGGCAAACCTAGATAAGGATAAAGCCGAACAAGATGCGCTTGAATACAGCAACCAGTACAATGCCCTGACTGCCAAACTGGAAAAAGTCAGACAGGCCAAAATTGACCTGCTTAAAGGCGCCGATCTGCCTTTGCCTGGCTTGTCCGTAGAAAATGGCGAACTGACCTATAACGGATTCAAATGGGACAACATGAGTGGCAGTGATCAACTCAAGGTTAGCGTGGCTATTGTCCGGAGACTGAATCCCAAGTGCGGCTTCGTCCTGCTGGATAAGCTGGAGCAGATGGATCTTGACACCCTTAAGGAGTTTGGTCAGTGGCTGAAGCAGGAAGGCCTGCAGGCCATTGCAACACGGGTTAGCACTGGACCAGAGTGTGAGATTATTATTGAGGACGGCTACATTAAGGGGCAAGAGACGCAAGAACCGGTACATCCTCCAGTTGAACCGAAATGGAAAGCAGGTGAATTTTGATGAAGATCATCCGCGGCAAAATTAAAGGTGCTCAAAAAATCTGCGTGTACGGCCCTGAAGGCATAGGAAAATCAACCTTTGCAAGTCAGTTTCCAGATCCCTTATTTATCGACACCGAGGGTAGTACAAAACATATGGATGTGGCCAGGTTACCCAGGCCTTCCAGCTGGACCATGCTAATTGAGCAAGTTAAATATGTCAAAAACAATCCAAACATCTGCAAAACATTAGTTATTGATACCGCCGACTGGGCAGAATTACTTTGCATTGATGATATTTGCGCAAGATTCAAAAAGGGTGGAATTGAGGAGTTTGGCTACGGTAAAGGATACGTTTACCTGGCAGAAGAGTTCGGGCGACTCCTGAACCTTTTGGAGGACCTGATCGAAACCGGTATCAATGTTGTATTGACTGCTCATGCCCAGATGCGGAAGTTTGAACAACCTGATGAAATGGGCGCTTACGACCGGTGGGAACTCAAGTTACAGAAAAAGACAGCACCAATGGTAAAAGAGTGGGCCGACATAGTGCTCTTCGCGAACTATAAAACTTACGTTGTCAAAACCGACGATAATAAAAACAAGGCCCAGGGCGGCAAACGTGTTATGTACACATCACACCACCCCTGCTGGGACGCCAAGAACCGGCACAATTTACCGGAAGAACTGCCGCTAGACTACAACCAGATTGCCCATTGCATCACATCCCACAGTAGTATTGATAAGCCAATCAACGAACCAATAAAGCCAGATCCAGAACCTGAAAAACCAAAAATTGAGCCGCCGGTACAGCCGCCTGGGCAATCAACGGCACAGCCGCCGGCACAACAGGATCCGGAAAAGGAATTTAATGATTGGCTGAATGCTGGCGAGAAAGATAACAACAAGGAAAACAGGCCAGTACAAGAAACAATCGAACCTAAACTGGATCCAAACATACCTAAAGCACTAGCCGATTTGATGCGGGAAAATAATGTCACCATTGAAGAAATCCAAAAAGCAGTTGCCTCCCGGGGATATTACCCGGCAGATACTCCCATAGATAATTATGACCCGCGATTTGTTGACGGTGTTTTGGTTGGGGCCTGGCCGCAGGTGCTGGCCATGATTGTAAAAATGAGAGCCAATTCAGGGAGGTAATGATAAATGAATAATGAAGGACGCGAATTGGGTTGGGAAGATCCGATTGAAAACGACGGTCCTGACTATAAAGTATTACCGGAAGGCGACTATGATTTTGAAGTGATTAGCTTTGAACGGGGGCGCCATCCTGGAAGCGATAAACTTCCACCTTGCAATAAAGCAACTTTAAGCATCCGCATAAAGGGAGAAAAAGGCCAGACGACAGTTAAACACAACTTATTCTTGCATACCAAGACGGAAGGCCTGCTGTGCGCCTTTTTCACCGCGATTGGACACCGGAGACATGGGGAAAGGATTGCTATGAACTGGAGCAAGGTGGTTGGCGCCACTGGACGGTGCAAGGTTGGCGTCAGGAGTTACACAAACGACAAAGGCGAGGAACTGAAATTCAACGAGATCAGAAAATTCTATGAGACAGATTCCAATTCAAAGCCGGCGCCGGCCACCAGACCAGCTACCAGTTTTGAAGCAGGGAAGTTTTAGCCATGCAGCTCCGGCCATATCAACTTGAAGCAAAGGAAGCCATTCAAAAACAGTGGGCCGAAGGGATATTGAAAACATTGCTGGTGCTGCCTACCGGTTGTGGTAAAACGATTGTGTTTTGCAAGCTATCCGAAGATGCTGTCCGGAACGGTGAGCGGGTTCTAATACTCGCTCACCGTGGAGAACTACTGGACCAGGCTGCCGACAAAATGGCAAAAGTTACCGGGTTGGGGTGTGCGGTTGAAAAAGCTGAAAATACCTGCCTGGACAGCTGGTACCGGATAACTGTCGGTAGTGTTCAAACTCTAATGCGCGAAAAGCGCCTGGCACAATTCTCGCGGGATTACTTTGACACCATCATTGTTGATGAGGCTCACCATTGTCTTGCAGACAGCTACCAGCGCATTCTGCAGTATTTTGACGGGACTAAGGTGCTGGGTGTTACTGCCACCCCTGACAGAGGAGATATGCGCAACCTGGGACAGTATTTTGACTCATTGGCTTATGAATATACCTTGCCCAGGGCAATAAAAGAAGGGTACCTGTGTAAGATTAAAGCCCAGACTATACCGCTTAAGTTGGATCTGACAGGTGTAGGAGTTCAAGCCGGTGACTTCAAGTCTGGTGATTTAGGTACCGCTCTGGATCCGTACCTGTATCAGATTGCTGATGAAATGGTTAAATACTGTATGGACCGAAAAACAGTAGTATTTCTGCCGCTCATAAAAACCAGTCAGAAATTCCGGGACATCCTGGAATCTAAAGGTTTCCGGGCTGCAGAAGTTAACGGCGATAGCAAAGACCGGGCTGAAATCCTGGCCAGTTTTGAGGCTGGCCAGTATGATGTGCTATGCAATTCCATGCTGCTTACCGAGGGCTGGGACTGCCCGGCAGTAGACTGTATCGTGGTTCTCAGACCAACAAAGATCAGGAGTCTATATGCCCAGATGGTGGGCCGCGGTACCCGTTTGTTTCCGGACAAAGACCACCTGTTGCTGCTGGATTTCCTATGGCATACCAGCCGGCACGAGCTCTGCCATCCAGCCCACCTGATTTGTGAGTCCCCGGAAGTGGCCGAGAAAATGACTGAAAACATTGAAGCTGCGGGGGGTCCGGTGGACATTGAAGAAGCCGAGCAAAAGGCTAAAGAGGATGTTGTGGCTGCCCGGGAGGAAGCCCTGGCGAAGCAACTCCGGGAAATGCGGAACCGGAAACGTAAACTCGTGGATCCGCTTCAGTTTGAAATGAGTATCCAGGCTGAGGATCTGGCCAACTACGTGCCGGCCTTTGGCTGGGAAATGGGGCCACCCAGTGAGAGCCAAATTAAGACCCTGGAGAAGCTAGGGATATTCCCGGATGAAATAGACTGCGCTGGCAAAGCTGCCAAACTGCTAGACCGGTTGGCTGTTCGCCGCATGGAAGGATTGACCACGCCTAAACAGATTCGTTTCTTGGAGCAAAAAGGATTTCAGCACGTAGGAACCTGGCAGTTTGAAACAGCCAAGAAGCTTATTGACCGGATCGCAGCCAACGGCTGGCGGGTACCCAGAGATATTAATCCAAGTGAATATAAGCCAATAGAAGTTGAATTTATGGAGTTATGGGGATAGGAGGGCCGCTTAATGACTGAACTCGAACTGCTTGAACACATAGATCCCTCCCTCTTGGACTATCAGGAATGGCTTTCAGTAGGCATGGCTCTCAAGGATGCCGGTTACACAGCTGCGGACTGGGATAACTGGTCAAAACGTGATCCGGCCCGGTACCATCCCGGAGAGTGTTTCCGAAAGTGGGACAGCTTTCACGGCAGTCCCACTCCGGTCACGACCGGCACGTTGGTGCAGTTGGCCAAAGACCAGGGTTGGCGGCCGAAACGTAGGAACGACAGCCCGGATTATGAACTTGAGTGGGATGCTGTCATCGGCGGCAAAGATGAGCTGGTAGTGGTAGACAAACACTGGTTGGAGGGACAGGAGGTTATTGAGCCCGAAAACTGGAACCCGGCTGAGCACCTCATAAAGTATCTGGAAACGCTTTTTGAATCATCTGAAAATGTAGGATACGTTACTGAAAGTTGGGAAAAAGACAGCAAATACTTGCCCACAAAAGGTTGCTGGGACCGTACGGCCGGGGAATTGATTCAGCAACTTAACCGGTGCGGGGGCGATATTGGCAGTGTCCTGGGTGACTACAAACCGGAAGTAGGAGCCTGGATCCGTTTTAACCCTCTTGATGGTAAAGGGTGTAAAAACGATAACGTAACAGACTATCGGTATGCCCTGGTTGAATCTGACGACATGCCGATAGACCAGCAAAACGCCATTATAAGGGAACTTGAATTGCCGGTGGCCTGCTTGGTACATAGTGGGGGCAAAAGCCTTCACGCTATCGTAAAAATCGAAGCAGGCAGCTACGAAGAGTATCGTAAACGAGTTGATTATTTATATAACGTATGCCGAAAGAACGGCCTAAAGGTGGACAACCAAAACCGCAACCCATCGCGCCTATCACGAATGCCGGGGGTTATGCGTAACAACAGGAAACAGTTCCTTGTTGATACCAACATCGGCAAAGAAAGCTGGGCTGCATGGCAGGAGTGGATTGAAGGCATAAATGATGACCTGCCGGCGCCGGAGTCCATGGCCAGTGTATGGGATAACCTACCACCTTTGGCGGCGCCGCTCATTGACGGGGTGCTTCGGCAGGGGCATAAGATGCTCTTGGCCGGCCCGTCAAAAGCCGGGAAATCATATGCCCTTATCGAGCTATGTATAGCCATCGCAGAGGGCAAAAAATGGCTTGCCTGGGACTGTGCGCAGGGTAAGGTAATGTATGTCAACCTGGAGCTTGACCGGGCCAGCTGTTTGCACCGGTTTAGGGACGTTTATGAGGCCCTGGGATGGGAGCCGCATTGCCTGGATAACATTGATATCTGGAACCTGCGAGGTAAGTCGGTACCGATGGATAAGCTGGCGCCGAAGCTTATCCGGAGGGCGGCAAAAAAAGACTATATCGCAATTATTATTGACCCCATATACAAGGTGATTACCGGTGATGAAAACTCGGCTGACCAGATGGCCAGGTTCTGCAACGAATTTGACCGGGTATGTTCAGAACTGGGAGCGGCCGTAATCTACTGTCACCATCACAGTAAGGGCTATCAAGGCCAGAAACGCAGCATGGACCGGGCCAGTGGGTCCGGGGTGTTTGCCCGGGATCCCGATGCGCTGCTGGATATGATTGAGCTGGACCTGACTGAGGACCTGCTAAAACAGGAAGAAAATAAAGCTGTCTGTGCGGTCTGCATTCAATGGTTGGACAAGTATATCAAAGACTGGGACAAAGAAGTCAGCCAGAATGATCAATACAGCGAAAAGGCAATGCTTTCAGCCTGTAATCGATTATTAGAGCCTGACCAGTATAGAGACATGCTTAAGGACGTTTATGCCGCCAGGCAGACCATACAGCAGCGCACAGCGTGGAGAATTGAAGGTACCTTGCGGGAGTTCCCGAAATTCAAACCGGTAGATCTTTGGTTTAATTACCCGACACATCAGGTTGACACCGAAGGAATTCTTAAAGACCAGCAGGCCGAGGGAGATAAGCCACCCTGGCAGCGGGCTATGGAGAAGCGTAAGCCGAAAGAAAAGAAGGCAAAAGATCGGAAGATTGCACTAGAAAATGCTTTCGAAGCATGCAGTTTTGAAGGAGAAGAAGTTACATTAAAATCCATAGCTGAGTACATGGGCGTAACTGAAAAAACTGTTAGAAATCGGATAGAAGAACATGGAGGATTTGAAATTGAGAATGGTAAGGTTGAAAGGAAAAAAACATAAATTTTCCTTCCTTTCCCTGAGGGAAAATAGGGAAAAAGTAGTTAATTTCCCTTTTTCCCTATTCAGAAATCGGGAAGAAAAAAACATGATTTATGTTATTTTCCCTACTGTAAATAACTGGAGAAAAATCGGGAAAATCAGGAAGAAAAAAACGTGTTTTGCGTTATTTTCTTCCGAGGGAAAATCGGGAAGAAAAAAACATACCCTAAAGGGTATTGGATTTCCTTTCCCTGCTTGCGCAGGTCACGGGGGAAAGTAGTCGTGCGTAAGCTCTCGCACGACGACTCCTTCCCCTAACCGTGACAAGGAAAATTATCGAAAAAATAAAAATGTAAGAAATTAACAATGTTAAAATTTAGGAGAGTTTTAAAAATGAAAATTGAATTCTTCCTGCCAATGATACCACCAAACAAAACTTTTCAGCAGCACCAAGTAACTTGTAAAAAAGGTAAACCTGTATTTTACGAACCAGCAAAACTCAAAGCAGCCCGACAGAAATTAACGGCATACTTGGCCAAACACGTACCAGCAAAAAAATACACTGGTCCGGTCCGGTTAATAACAAAATGGTGTTTCCCAATTACCGGCAGACATAAAAACGGCCAATACAAAACAACCCGGCCTGATACTGATAACCTGCAAAAAATGCTAAAAGACATAATGACTGACCTGGGATACTGGGCCGATGATGCGATAGTAGCCAGTGAGATAACCGAAAAGTTCTGGTCAGATATCCCGGGGATTTACGTCAAGATTGAAGAGTTAGGTGACTTACCATGACTTATCCAAACGAAGTGGTTATGATTCCAATGGAGGATATCCCACTGCACCCCCTGCTGCAGGGCGGTAAGGAATACAAAGATCCGCGGCCTGACCTGGAAGGAGATTCAGACCTGTGGCTGCAGGTTATTATCGAGGCCGAGAAAGTCAGCATAGAGTTTGCCAAGGCTGTCTACAACATGCGAAGCTACGGTACCAGGCTCAAAAAGGGTAAGACGGGATATATCATATATCCGGAAATTGATACCACCTGCACGGTAAGCATCTGGAACAGCATGGAAACATACCGGAAGTTCCGGGACAAGTTACTGGGGCCGTACCGGAAACAGCTGAAAGAAATATTTGAAAATCTGTTTGAATGGAAGATGGGATTGCGTCAGACTGTTGGAATTTTTGACGGTGACCAAGTTAAATTTGACCAAGTTAAATTGTTCACCGAAGATACTTAGGTGGTTCGGGTGGTGGACAAGCTATTCCGGGTAGCGCACGGCAAGCAGGGCGACGAGGATCCCTGGCGGGACATAGCGGGCTACGGACTCCTGGGGATGGGTAATTCGGAAATCCGCAAGGATTGCAGCGATTGCATGTATTTGAGAGGCTAGGGCTAGCAGAAGCAGAGAAAAGAGATATTGCGATATAAAAGCGAGGGAGTGGTAACGAGTAATGAGCGATAAGCGCGGCGTTCAACCGCGAGAAGGCGGACCGTATAGCTTATACTGCTACGACTGCGGCGAGTGGGTCCCTAATACAGCTAACCACGAGATGGCCAAGGAAGGGTGCTTTTCGCATTCACACTGGTGCAAGCCGAAGGAAGATAAAGCGCGTGAGAGAGGGGATGGAGGCAAAATGATTGACAAAATCAAAGGGAAATATCGTTTAATTTGCGACATTTGCGGCGAAGCAGCCGAGGAAGTTTTTAGCACATTTGATGAGGCGGTAGATTACAAGGTTGATAGTGAGTGGATAAGCCGAAAACAAGATGGAGAATGGG